AGAGACTTTTGAGTTTCTTCAGGACGTGTTGGATGAGGTCATGGATTAACAGCTGAAGAAATCAAAGAAGCAGATGTTGTAATTCTTGCAATCGATATTGCGATCACAGGAACAGAAAGATTTGAAGGGAAACCTACAATTAAGGTTCCTACAAATGTTTGTGTAAAAGCACCTAAGAAATTGATTGAAAAGATCGAAAATGAATTAGGTAAATAAGAGAGAAACAAAAAACTATACTTAAAGGAGAAGAGAACAATGAAAAAAATTGGAGTGTTCATACAATACACCAACAAGATTTATTTAACACTTGCAGGTGATGTATGGGCTAATAAAGACTTATATATTGGGTTAAGCAGATACAAAAAGCAAAGGAACAACAAATACAAAAACAAGGTTGGTGGTTCCAATAAATATGTACTATACAGGGACTTCAGAAAACAACTTGCAACACCCCTTAAATGTTATAAGAATGACAATAATGTTTATGCTTATACTGATGGTTCAATTTGGTATATGCACAGGGACCCAAATGATTTTACTACTTGGTGTGATGTTGCTTATAACAGGGCATATTGTGTAAATGAGTTGATTAGTTTTGTAGGTAATGCACAAGATGATTATGGTCTTACAAGATATACTGATGGAGACCTTTATGATTATGTAAATGTCAATAAAAATGCCACTACTGTTGATGATATAATTGCTGCATCATTAATAAGCAGGGCTGATGTAGTTTGTTATACTGGTTATATGCAGAATACACCTATAGTACCTATTAAGATTAGTGATATGAAGTTGAGGGTGAATGGTACACTTACTGACAAAACTTTGAATGATATAACCAAAGAGGAATTTGACAGTTATGATTGTGTTGAGTTCTTATATCCTTACCCTACTGAATATATAATGAATAGATTTACAGGTGATATTGGTAGATTAAGTGGACATACGGTTGAGGATTATTTTAAGTACAGATGTTATGATGGTGATAAGTTACCTAATTATATTATGCTGAAAGATAACAGGGGTTACTTAAGTCATCTTATTGGTGAGGATAGTAAATCCAAAACCAACAAACATCTTATCTTTAATATCTATAATGAAGACCAAATATACAAGGGTTATCCAAGCAATTATGTAGGGATTAATAAGACTTTGGTTTATGACGTATGTAGTTGGGAAAATGGAATAGTATCATTAATATAAAATAATATAAACTTGGTGGTAGTCTTTTTGAGACTCATCCTGATGGGATAATCTTTTTGAGACTTACTTTAATGAGGTAGTCTTTTTGAGACTTACTACCAAGTTTTTTTTTGAATATATACAATTATGACAGAAAATATACAGTTATCTTATGTAAACTATTACCCAAGTAAAGAGGAAATATCTCATACAATTGATAGGAAAACATCAAAGAAATATATCAATTGGGGAGATATGAATAATATGCCTCAATACTTGTGGGATAGTTATCTACAATGTAGTAACTTACAAGCATTAGTTAATACAGTTACTGATTATATTAATGGTGATGGTATTGAAACTACATTTACTAATTATGATGATGCAGAAACACTTAATGATGTAATCAAGAAGTGTACATTTGATTTAGTGTTATTTGGTGGATTTGCTGTTGAATGTTTAAGAGATAGTAACAAGAACATAACTCAAGTTAATTACATTAATGTAATGAATGTAAGAGTTGATGAAGATTTAACTACAGCATTTCTTTCAAATCAATGGGGTAGTTGGTCAGGTAAAGATGTAAAGACATTACCTTTATATAATAGTAAGAAGTTGCAATCACATTTTATACTTTATTATAGGGGTAATATAACAAGAAATATCAATCCTGTACCAATGTGGTTTGCTGCATTAAAGAGTGTTGAAGTACTTAATGAAAGCAGGAACTATAACCTTAATAACATCAAGAATAACTTTAATGCAAATACTATTATTGCTCTTAATGGTACTGCTATTAAAAGTAGTGAAATGGAAGAGATTAAGGAAAAACTTAAGAATGGTTATAGTGGTAGTGATAATGCAGGTAAGACTTTATTGATTAATAATACTAATAGTGAAGGTAAAGTTGAAATAACCAAACTTGATAATGATAAAACTACAGATTTGTATAAATCAGTTCAAGAAAGTAGTGTTGATGATTTGTATGTTGCTTTTAGGATTAACCCGATTCTTTTAGGGATAAATGTTGCTACAGGCTTCTCAAGAATTGAATTTGTACAGGCTTATACTCTATAAAAGTTTACTACAGTAAACCCTATAAGACAAAGTATGACCAGGGCATTTGCTTCTATAGGTATTGATGTTACTTATAAAGACTTTAACTTTGAATTTCCTGAAGAATAATGCATACAATATATAAAGAGGATTGATTATGAAGAAAGTATTATTAATTAGTGAAGAAACCATCAAGAAATATACCCTTGTAAATGATAATGTAGATGGTAAATATCTATTACCTGCAATACAGATAGTCCAAGAAGTTGATTTAGAAAGACTTATTGGTAAAGCATTACTAACTAAACTTACTGATTTGGTTAGTACAAATGAGATATTTGACAATGCTACTTATAAACTATTACTTGATGAATATGTTACACCTTACTTGTGTTGGCAAGTAATGAGTCAAATACAGGTTAATGTAGGATATAAATTTAATAATAGTGGCACTACAGTTAATCAAGATGATAAGAAGTATCAAATGGAGTATAGGAATATGCAATTATTGATAGACCAATATCAAAAATATGCTGATGCTTATGCTCTTAAAATGAAGAATTATCTTGATAGTCATTCAAGTGATTATCCTGAATACAATCAGTGTGTAGATTACTCACATAAGAATGATGTAAGTGGTTGTGGTATATATCTTGATGATGTACCTTATAGTAAGTGTAACTACAAATACAAGTAATATGAGATATATTGATTTAGTAAATGCAATTAAAGATGTATCACTAAAGCATTATCTTGTAAATGAGTTTGCTGAAGGTGATATATATGAATGGTTAAACAGTAAGCAACATAAATATCCTTGTGTAGTACTTACAACTAATAATATCAGTACAGGTGAAGATGTTAATACACTTAATGCTAATTTGTTTTATGTAGACAGGCTTACTGATAATGATGACAATAAACTTAAGATACAATCATTAGGTGTAACAGTACTGCAACAAATCATTAATAAACTTGATTTAAGTTGGGATAGTACTATTTATACACCTTTTACTGAAAAGTTTGCTGACTTGTGTGCAGGTGTATATGTTACTTTTAATATAGAATATGAAGCAGAATCATTATGTGATGATGGTGATTTTGAAGTAAAAGCATTAACTATCACCAAAAATGGTATTTATGATGTTGTAGGTTATGACCAAGTTTCAGTTAATATCCCCGCCAAAGAAACAGAACAGACTTTAACTGCAAAATTAAGTTTTAATGGACTTGAGATTGGTAATAATGTAATTGAAGCACCCAAAGATGTATTTTATAATAAGGTAACAGTTAATGCACCTGATAAGGTTGATTTTAATTTAGGTGTTTATGGAATGGGAGGTTCTCCAAGAATAGATTTTAACGAATTTAATTTTGTAAGCAGCCCCATTT